TGGCGCGATTGCCCGGCCGTGCATTCAAATGATTGCTAAGTCGGCTAGGTTGTATCCCATGCGCTTTACATGCCGCCGCCGCCGTTGGAAATAATTCATATGTTTCACAACACATAATAACTATCGGTTCACGTGAATCATGAAACGTTAGATTGCGGCAATTGATTGTGTCTGAGTGAATCAGGCACTCAGCGTAGAAAGTTTGGTCATTGGTTTTAATTTGGTAGATTTTCCACATTTTGGACTCCTTTGTGTTGATTTTAGCGAAAATGAATAATGTTAGCAACTAGATTCGTGTGGAACGTGTGGAAAATGTGTAACGTGTTGAAAACTAAAGATAAAATGTAGAAAATGTAGATGCTAACTCTTATGTAAGATATAAGATGAAAAAACGACGTTCTTTTAGAGTAAGACTTGTTGTCATTAATTATATAAATACCCCCACATAAAATGTTTTCTGTGGGAGTGCGTTTTTTTCATCTTATATCTTACATAAGAGTTACATGTGAATCAAGTTACTAACATTATACACGTTGACGCGAGGAATGAGTGTCCTATAACATTACACCCGCCAGTGATCAACAGCGAGCCAATGAACCACATTGTATAACATTATACATTCGGCCCACGTTAGCCGCTGGGTGGATATTGGTACGTGTGGCTAGGGTGGGGCGGGGGGCCCCTCCCCCACGTTTTCGGTGGGGGGAGGTCAACCCGACAAATTTTGGCAAAAGTGAAAAACATTTACCACACGCCCCAGCTCCCACCCCGCTTGACCAAGTTCACCACATTCTGTTATCGTACAATTATGACTAACCTTGTCCCGACCACAGCCTATGATCTGCTCGAACCACTGGAACGAGCCGCCGTTGACGAATACGTTAAGTATGCTGTAGAAAAGCAAGTGCGTTCCAACCAACGGATCGCCAACGCTATAACATTACCAATTCCCGCTGAGTACATACGCCGGTCACGCGATGCTTTGTACAAGCCGCTCCTACGTGCCGCCATTACCGAGCGGATCACTGAGATTGCCCGTAGTTATGACATAAGTCCCGATCGGGTCATTGATGAACATGCTAACATTGCATTCAGTACCATCTCAGACTTTTTGGAACCAGGTCATTACGGCGAAGTGACGCTCAAAGACCTCAAATCGATACCGAAACATAAGATGCAAGCCCTCAAGTCCATTGAGACGAGGCCTGGCAGTTATGGGATGGCGATCAAAGTGGTCATGCACGATAAATTTCCATCACTTAAGGCGTTGGGCGACTATATGGGTCTCGTATCACCTGACGCTCCGCCCCCTTTGCGCAATTATGTGGCTGAGAAGTCCAAGGAGAAGATACTAGAGGCTGTGCCGGAGAAAGCTTACCTTGAATTGCTCGAACAATGCACCCAATCCTAGGCTGGAATGACAACGACCGACCCACGCTCAAAATGTGGAAGCCGAAAGGCTTGTCCCATGCGGAGTGGCCGCCCGACTATGACGCTGTGTACCGGTGGCGGCACGCAACACTGAGCCGCATGACGGCAGACCCCACCATGTTGGCCAGTGCGCGCACTTACTATTCCACCCGTCCGGCGGAGTTCATTATGGACTGGATGGACACCTATGACCCACGGCGCGACAAGAATAAATGGACACCTTTTGTCTTTTTTGAGAAGCAGGTCGAGTTTATTCAATTCCTGCGCGACTTGGACATTGAGCAGGAGAGTGGGTTGGACGAGAAGACCCGCGACATGGGTGCAACATGGGCTTGCTGTGCCTATAGCATCTGGTGTTGGCTGTTCATACCCAATGATGCAACCGGCTGGGGGTCGCGCAAGGAGCAGCTTGTGGACAAATTGGGCGATGCGGACAGCATTTTCGAGAAGATGCGCCTCATTCTCAAACGGCTCCCCCCGCTCTGGCTACCCAAAGACTTTAATTGGTCAAGGCACGCCACATTTATGAAATTGATCAACCCTGAGAACGGAGCCAGCATCACCGGCGAGGCTGGGGACAACATTGGGCGGGGGGGTCGTAAGAGCCGCTTTTTCAAGGATGAGGCCGCACACTATGAACGGCCTGAGCTGATCGAGGCTGCGCTCGGCGACACCACCAACGTGCAGATCGACATCTCATCCGTCAATGGGTTGGGCAACGTGTTCCACCGGCGGCGCAAGAACGGTGTCATGTGGCAGCGCGGCGTGCCGCTCCCCAAGGGCAAGGTGCGGGTCTTCGTCATGGACTGGCGCGACCATCCGCTCAAGACGCAAGAATGGTATGAGCTGCGCAAGGCCAAATATGAGCGGGAGGGTATGGCGCACGTCTTTGCGCAGGAGGTGGACCGCAACTATTCTGCGGCCATTCAGAACACGGTCATACCGCTCGACTGGATACATTCGGCCATTGATGCACATTTACGCATCCCAGGCTTTAAAGAGGCGGTCGAGGTCAACCGTGGCCGGTGGGTGGCAGGGCTGGACGTGGCCGATGGCGGCATTGACCGCAATGCACTGGCCATGCGCGAGTGGGTCGTATGGCGCACCTGCGAGGAGTGGGGCAGCCGCGACACAGGGGTCACTGCGCGCAAAGCCGTCACAGAGTGCCGCGACATCAAAGGTATCATCGAGTGCCAATATGACTGCATCGGCGTGGGGTCAGGGGTCAAATCAGAGTATAACCGGCTGGTGGACGACAAACTCATCGACAAAGAGCGACTCCCCTTCATACCGTGGAACGCAGGTGCAGCAGTGACTCGCCCCTACGACCGCATCATTCCCGACGACAGTGAGAGCATTCTCAACAAAGACTTTTATGAGAACTTCAAGGCGCAAGCATGGTGGTCGCTGCGCACGCGCTTCTACAAGGTGCATAAAGTGGTCACTGCTGGTGAGATTTACCCCTTTGACGAGCTGATTTCACTTGACAGCCGCATGCCTTTGATTGAACAGTTATGTCAAGAATTAGCACAGCCCACACACGGCAAATCGACTAAGTTGAAACTCTTGATTGAAAAGACACCTAAAGGTACGAAATCACCAAACCTTGCTGATAGCGGTGTAATGATGTATTATCCTGCGGACATCAATTCCTCTCAAGTGGAGACAGGTTCCTATGGCTACTAGTGCATATATTCACCCACTCATGCGCCGTTCAAGTGACATCGATTCGATGGTTCCATATTGGGACAAAGTTGAGGACATTGTTGAAGGTCAACATCGCATCAAGGGCGCGTCTAAACAATACTTACCGATGTTCCCAGATGAGGCTGGTGAAGAATATAAATTCCGCCTCAGCCTAGCCAAATTCACCAACATCTACCGCGACGTGCTTGAGGGTCTGGCGTACAAACCCTTTGAGGAAGAAATTACAGTCATTGGTGGTGATAGCGTACCAACCGAGGTACATGAGTTTATCGAAGACGTGGACGGAGCGGGTAATAATATCTCTGTGTTCTCAGCGTTAACATTTTTCAACGGCATTAACAATGCGATCGATTGGGTATTGATTGATTATCCTGCACCAGACGTATCAATCGTCACGGTGGCCGATGCCAAACGTGCCAACATCCGACCATTTTGGAGCCACATTCTTGCGAAGAATGTTTTGGAGGTTCGCACGGCGGTGATCGGTGCGAAAGAGGTCATCAGCTATTTCAGAGTATTTGAACCATCGTTGACACTTGATAAAAACGACTGCGTTCGCGTCTTTGAACGTGAAGGTGATACGATCACATGGACGCTTTATGAGAAGGTCGAACAACCCAAGAAACCTGAAGATGGGTTTGTTAAAATTCAAGAAGGTGTTCTGAGCGTCAATCTTATTCCTGTCGTTCCATTTATCACAGGGCGCAGGGAAGGTAAGAGTTATAAATTCATGCCTGTGATGCGCGATGCTGCGGATTTGCAAATCACACTTTATCAAAACGAATCGGCTTTGGAGTTTATCAAGACGATGGCCGGTTATCCAATGCTTGCTGCGAACGGGATGAAACCGAAGAAAGCGCAAGACGGTAAAACCGATGAGAAAGTAGCAGTGGGCCCAATGCGCGTGCTCTACGGTGTACCAGACGGCGCAGGTGGGCATGGTGAGTGGAAGTTCATTGAACCCAATGCTAACTCGATGGAGTTTTTGCAGAAGAACATCGACAAAACCAAACAGGATTTGCGCGAACTGGGTCGTCAGCCGCTCACTGCACTGTCGAGCCAGTTGACCAACACGACAACGGCGATCGCTGCGGGTAAAGCGAAGAGCGCGGTGACATCGTGGGCGTTGGGTCTCAAAGACACACTTGAGAACGCAATGCGAATCACAATGTTATGGATGAAGATTGATTACGAACCAGAGGTGAACGTGTTCACTGGGTTCGACAATGTTTTGGATAACGGTAAAGATTTAGATGCACTCGATAAAGCACGTGCGCGCGGCGACATTTCACAAGAGACGTTCTTGAGCGAATTGAAACGGAGGAAAGTGCTTTCTCCCGAGTTCAATTTCGTTGATGAACAAAAACGTCAATTGGATGAAATCCCTTCGGACGGGGCAGACAGTCCACTAGTTCAACAACCATAAGGAAACTAAAATGAAAACATGGAAAACTGATGAATCTGGCGCAATCGTCCTCAAAGACGGCGATCCAGTGTTCATCGATTCATCGGGTCGTGAGATGGTCGTTTCGACCGATACGATTACCAAGCTTAACGGTGAAGCGATGGCGCACCGTAAAGAGAAAGAAAGCCTCGAATCAAAGTTGAAACAATTTGACGGTATTGACCCAGACCTTGCTAGAAAATCAATTGAGATCGCTGGTAAATTGGATGCCAAACAGTTGATCGATGCAGGTAAGGTTGATGAGCTTAAAAAGCAGATCACTGATCAGTTCAATACGCAGTTGAATGAAAAATCCAATTCACTGAGCCAACTTCAAGCCAAGATTGACGCAATGCAGATCGATGGTATCTTCTCGAACAGTGATTTTGTTCGTAATTCGGTGGCAATACCACATGACATCTTCAAGGACAGCTTTAGCAAATACTTCAAGGTTGAAGATGGCCAGATCGTTGCTTATGATAAGGCGGGTAATCGTCTCTTGAGCAAGATCAAAGCTGGGGAACATGCAACACCTGAAGAGGCGTTCCAAATTCTTGTCGAATCACACCCTCAAAAGGATACCTTGGTGCGCGCCGATACCGGAGCTGGCAGTGGCAGCAAGGGAGCAGGTGGCGGTCGCCCCAATCGAGCTATGGGACGTGATGAGTTCTCTAAGTTGGCTCCGAACAAACAGGCTGAGATTGCCGCAAAAATTAAAGGCGGTGAAATGTTACCGTTGACTGAGTAATAGAATAATGATACGTTACTATCTGCTAATTCTTGGATGAGAAGAAGCGCACCGGCTGGATGGCCCTGAAAAGTCAACAATCGGTGCGTTCTTTTTAATGTTCGCACCTTCAATATGAAAGGTTACGAACATGGCTAATACCCTAACTGGTTTAATCCCCGATCTTTTTGCAGCGGTAGACGTTGTTTCACGCGAAACAGTTGGTTTCATTCCTTCTGTTACACGTAATGCTTCGGCTGAACGCGCTGCTGTCAACGAATATGTTACCTATCCCGTCGCTCCGTCGCTGGCTTCGGCAAACATTTCTCCTGCAATGACTGTTCCTGAACCAACTGATCGCACGATTGGTTATGGTCAGATTGCGATCACCAAGGCTAAATGTGTTGAGTTTGGCTTCGTAGGTGAAGAACAAAAGGGTTTGAACAACGGTCCAGGCTACCTCACGGTACAAGGCGACCTCATTGCTCAAGCACTTCGCACGCTCACCAATGAAATCGAAGTTGATCTTGCAACGGCAGCTTATGCTGCTGCTTCTCGCGCATACGGTACGGCTGCAACCACCCCGTTCGGTACGAACACTGGTGAAGCTGCTCAAATGCGTAAGATTTTGACAGACAACGGCGCACCCCCAAGCGAACGCTCACTCATCATCGATACCGCTGCTGGTGCATCATTGCGTACCCTGACCCAATTGACCAAGGTCAATGAAGCAGGTACAGCGATGACACTGCGTGACGGTGAGTTGTTGAACTTGAGTGGTTTCTCGATCAAGGAATCTGCTGGTATCCAAACCCACACCAAGGGTACTGCGGCTTCTGCAACCACCAATAACGCTGGTTATGCTGTTGGAGCAA